CTACATATGGCACACAACCAGCTAATGCTCCTTGTTTGTAACCAGTATTACCTAATCTAAAACGGTCAGCATTTGTTCTGTATTCACGATAGATATCCCATCCGTCAAAACCACCTTGTACCAAGAAAGTAAACTTACGAGAGTATAAGAAGTAGTATGGACTAGTTTGTGATGTAGGTTCAGAATTAAATGAACCAGCTCCAACGTAAAATGCGGTTTGTCCACTATTTGAGTAAACATTAGCAATAGTTACTGAAGTCGCTCCACTATCCATATGGAAACCTTTAGTCTGTAATCCCCAACTTACGTGACTTGGCTCAGTACAAGTTGTTGATATAGGATTTGGCATTCCTTTGTATTGGAAGAAATCAGGGTCGTATCCTGGTGAATCAGATGAAAATGCCACCGCTGAAGAAATACCTAAATAAGTTCTTCTGATGTTATCACCTGAACTTGGAACCGCATTATCACTTCCATTAGATGACCCAAAAGGAGGGTTGTAAATAACTTCACCTGGGTAATCATATTTTGTTTTATAGATTTGAAAAGGTGATTTCGCTCCAGTATATTTACGAGTTATAAATCCTTCAAATCCACAAGGAAGAGCGTCAGCCGGAGCTTCATAATTAACCTCAACCATGATAAATTTAGATTTGATTGCGAATTCACCGTCTGAACTACCAACTTTTTTAGCTACATAGTTATTTTCACTTGGGTTCATACTACAGTTAGTGAATTTTTCTAAGACAACAGGATTAGAATCTGTGTCAAAGAAATCTCTAACAATTAAATCAAATGTTCCATTATTAAATGAAATATTTGCGATGGAAATTTTTATTTCAGCATTTGCGTCATTACCATCAGAAATTGTAAGAGCTTTAAATAATCTATAAACTAAATTACCACGTAACTCAGAAACAACCCATGGAGATTCAGGAGTTTGATATTTTTCCAAATAATAACCTATAGAATCTACAGAATTATTTCTAGCTTCAGGCAATGAAACTAAATCACAATTTAAACCTCTGATAAATCCTTTATTAAATCCATAATACAATAGAGTTGAGTATCTTTCTTCAACAAATAAAGGAACCTCTGTTCTATCTTTCGCAAAATTCTCAACCCCAAAAACTTTAGTTACAAAGTTCGCATTTGCAGGTTCGAATGATGTCTCAAAACTAAATGATGATGAGTCATAACTTAATCCTGAAATTACAAAAGTTGAAAAAGGATTTTGTGTTACTCCCGAATAACTTCCAGTACAAATCATTTTCACATTAGAAGTACCTGTAACTTGATATTCAGGTCCGTGTTGTGATGCTGAATAATTAGTTACACCTCTTGAACGAAGAGTCGCTATTACTAAATCATTATAACCTGAGTAAGTTAAACCTGAGAACCCGTAGTAATATCCCGACACTGTTCCTGAAAATTGTCCTGAAACACTATAAGCAGTACCTGAAAGAGCACTTACATTAGTGTAGAATGAATTACCATAATACTGTTCACCTGTTGCCGGTGGTATGAAGTTAGCGTAGAACCAAGCGTCGTTTGTACCTGAACAATAATCTATTGTTGTAGAATTAATAGTATCTACCTCAAATACATTTGTTGTTGCAGTTAAACCAGCAGCAACATTCGCGGTAACTTGAGTTCCTGAAACAGGTCCAAAATAGTAAGCCGATGATGCTGAAAATGAATTAGTTGAAAATATCGTAGATATTTGATTTCTTAAATCAGTTAAGATTGATGAATATCCTCCACTAAAAGTTGTGTAATTATTACTGTAATATGTATTACCTGAAATTACTGATGGTACTGCTGAAGTAAACTCTATTGATGCAGTTGACGCAGTAGAACCTGTAAAGTTAAAACTAAATGAAGTCCCTCCAGTTATTCCTATTGTATCACAATCAACGTTAGCAACAGTTGTAATAGACCAAGAAGGACCTGCGTCATAACCTGATAAACCTAAAACTCTTGTTACAAAAAGTTGATTTGATTGTTGTAAATACGATTTAGCAATGTATGCCGCCTCATATTTTGGGATTTGTGTGTTCACAAATTTTTCAGGAAGTGTACCACCGAAGTAAGTTTCAAATTCTCCGTAGCTTGAAATGAATATAGGTTCAAACGCTGGTCCTTTTAAGGTTTCCCCAACTATACCTAAAGTAGTAACTCCGACACTTTGTGAAACAAATGATAAGTCTCTTTCTGATGTATATACACCCGGCGAGACGAAAACTTTGTTTGATGTTGCCATGTTTATTTTAAATGTTTTTAAAAATTTATTTATTGATAAATATTGTCATTTTAATCAAAAACTAATGGGTCTACTAACTATTTATCAATCAGTAGGAATAAATTCTACCTTTTTTCTACCTTGGAAATTAAGAATATAAAAATATCCCCTGACAGTCATAGAATCCTAAAGGACTACTGTATGAAACACGGTTTTAAAATTCACAAGTTTTTAGAAAAACTAATTAAAGATAATTGTGAAGAAAAAAAAGATATCTACGGTGAAAATTAAACTATAAAAGAAATCATATTAAATATAGATTCCAAAGAGTTATTGGTTTTAATTATATTAACTGTAAACACATCATTTGTATTAATTTGAATCTCACTTTGTGGTAATTGTGAAATATTATTTCCGTAATAAAGACCGTTAATATAAAATTCATAACTTGAAATATTAACACTTCCTATAATTTTTATGTTTGATGTATACTCAAAAGTTTGAGTATATGCGGTAGTTCCTATTGGAAAGTTTACATTCATAATAATTTCATCAGGATTAGTAGGAAACTTTTGTTTTTTGACTTTTTTCTTTCTGTTGTCTAACTCTACTAACATTAAACTTCTACTGATTGCCGGTTTAACTTCATATTCTTCTTCATCACTTAAAAACCCTTGTAAAGTAAAAGCGTAGGACTGTATATAATATCTTCTTTTTTCAACATCCATAACTGATTCATCTGATATTTCGTCAAGTGTTATTGGAATATAATGTCCTTTAATTTGTGTATAAGCCTGACGAGACGCAAATTTTTCAATAACAATCTGATTAAATTTATTTAATTCTCTCATTCTATTACAGATAATTTTTACTGAATATTTTATATCAACAGGAACAGGTTGTGGAATGGTGTAAATGTCCATACCTTTTCTTTGTCCGTCCCATGTCGGAACCGCCGCGTAATAATATTGTTTTCTATTTGGTATGTTGTATCTTAATGATGGTAATGACCCGTATTTTACTTCAGGTGTTCTTACTGTTGTAATAATTGGTGGTTGAACATTTTTATCAATATTATTAAAATCCCAAGTCTGTGTAAATTGAGCCCAATTCTGAGTTGTCATTAATATATCAACAACCTTAACAATCTTTCCCCCAACAACAGTTTTTAAATCATCTTTAACAAAATCTAAAAATCCTCTATCCAAATCTTCATGTAATATAGATTTAGGTAAGTAAGTTCCATCCTTGTTAATATCTTCAAGAAGTTGTTCTCTTCTCTCATAACCAATAGGTGGGTATGTAAGAGGTAAAGTTTTTTTAATTTTCGGTAAAGCCATTATTTTTCTTCATTATCATTACCGCATTTATGACAAATATATGGGTCATTTCCTCCGTCAGATAAGTCCCAAGACCAACCACAATCACAAATTACCCTACCATCTTCTATTGATTCAACAATCATTTTCAATTGTTTTTCAGAAATAATAATTTTCATTTTATAATCCTCTAAATTCGTTTTCCATTACAGGAGATGCGTTTATTGTTCTATAAAATGGTTTGTATCCTGCGTACGTGTGTTTGTTATCTGAAACAACACGACCATCATTATTAACTACATAATATCTTACTTGAGTTTCAGTTTCGTAATACCCAATATAATCACCATATTCAATATCAATTTCCAACTCATCTAAATGTTTTTGATAAACAGAAATTCTGGCGTTACCCGGCTCCATTTGATTAATCTTACTTGTCCCAAGAAATTTATTTTCAGGGGCAACAATTTGTAGATAAGCTTTAAACTCAATAGGTGGTAAAAATTTAACACCATCAACGGAGGCTTCACCATATACATCATCAACATTTGTCTTCTGTTTGTCAATACGATATAATACAAGAGTGAAGTTCATATCGCCTTCTAGCCATTCTCTACCCATACTAATATCTAAGCTATAATCTTCCGCTCCGAAAAATTTACCTAATCTTGTTATTGGAACTATTCTATTTGACATATTGATAAATATTTCTTTTTTGATTATTATTATAGTTGTATAGTTAATTAAAATAATTTGACAACTTCTACAGGACATTTAAGTATTGAACAACAAGCAATATCCATTCTTGAAAATTATCAGGGGTCAAATAACTATATCCTTAAGTTAAAGAAACAAATTGAGTCAAATAAAAAGTATCTCCCAACGAGAGCTCAATGTGATTACGTTATTGATTACAATTCAGTAGTTCCAAAAGTTGCTAAAAAATGGGTTGAGATTGACTCATACTTTTCACAAAAACTTGTTGCCGACAATCCTTTTATTAAGGAACCTGATAAAATCTACGTTGAAAAAATTTTAGTTGAAAAAGATAAGTCGTATCACATTTGGGGTAAAATTTTTAGTGGTGAAACTATCCACGATTTTTGGATACCGAGAGCTGCAGTGATTAAACAATACACCGAAAACTTGGTTGATGTTGATTATACAAAATATGAAAACCGACCACCACTTGCTCATCAAAAAGAAGCGATAGAAAAATTATTAAAGAACGATAAGTTCATTTTGGCGGATGACATGGGACTTGGTAAGACCACTTCTGCGGTGATTGCTTCATTAGAAAGTGGTACAAATAGAATTTTAATCATATGTCCGGCATCTCTTAAAATAAATTGGGAAAGAGAAATTAAAAACTATACCGACAAATCAGTTTATATCTGTGAAGGTAAAAAGTTTGAATTGTCGGATTACGTAATTGTAAATTACGATATCCTGAAAAACTTTCACGACCCAAAAGATAAAGAAAACTCAATAATTCTTAATTCAAAATTTGATTTGGTTATTATTGATGAAGCCCATTATGTTTCAAATGCTCAGGCTCAAAGAACAAAGATTATAATGGATGTAACCAAAAACATTAAAAAACTTTGGTTATTAACGGGGACACCAATGACTTCTCGTCCCATGAATTATTATAATATCTTAAAACTTATTGATAGTCCTGTGAGTCAAAACTGGCAAGCATATGCAATTAGATATTGTGGTGGGTATCAGTTTAGAGTTGGTGGTAAAAAAATTTGGAATGTGACAGGAGCATCTAATTTAGAAGAATTAAGAGAAAGAACTTCACGTCAAATATTAAGAAGATTAAAGACTGAAGTTTTAGATTTACCTGAAAAAATTATCACACCTGTTTATCTTCGTTTAAAATCAAGATTGTATGAAGGGTTGATGGGTGAGTATTATGATTGGTATAATAATAGACAAGATGAGTCAAGGTCTCTCTCAGTTCAGTTTTCAAAACTTATGAAAGTAAGACAGGTAATTGCTGAAGAAAAAATATCTATTACAATTGAACTTGCCGAGAACATTATTGAACAGGGTAAAAAAGTTATTATCTTCAGTAACTTCACCGAACCTTTAAAAAAGATACACGAACATTTTGGTAAGAAATCTGTTTATTTAGATGGGTCAACATCAAAACCTGCAAGACAAGATGCTGTTGACAAATTCCAAGAGAGTGATAAAATACAAGTTTTTTGTGGTAACATGAAAGCTGCGGGAGTTGGATTAACACTTACCGCTGGTGAGGCCGTTATTATGAACGACTTATCATTTGTACCTGCTGAACATGCCCAAGCTGAAGACCGAGCATATAGATATGGACAAAAAAATTCAGTTTCAATATACTACCCATTATTTGATAACTCTATTGAAGGAGTTATTTATGACATTCTTACAAGAAAGAAACAAATAATTGGTACGGTTATGGGTGATATAGACGAAAGTTCTGTAGATATTGTTGAACAAATACTTAACGAAATCAATAGTAAGTAAGTATTTATAATTAATGAAATCGTTAAATATAATATCAGAGTCATTAGTTAGTCGTTTGTTAGGAGAGGAAACACAACCTGAAACCAAATTTTTTATTAATGAAATGAAAACCATTGGTATTGATAAACTACCTTATGGATACGCATCGTTAAGAAGATTTATTGACCCTGAGACAATGAAATTTCATTATCAAAAACATTATAAGGGATATGTTAAAAAATTAAATTCAGCTCTTCGTAAAAAAGATTATGGTGATGTTGAATTAGAGAATATTGTTAAACAAATTTCAAAGTATAATACAACAATAAGAAATAACGCAGGTGGAGCATTTAACCACGCATTATTTTGGAAAATGTTATCACCCACACCACAAAAACCAAGTGGTGAAGTGTTTGAAAAGATTGTTAAACAATATGGGACGTATCGTAACTTCAAAACTAAATTTGAAGAAATCTCAAGAAAAAGATTTGGTTCAGGATGGTGTTGGTTAGTGTTAACTGATACAGGTAGATTAAAAGTTATGTCCACCTCAAATCAGGACAACCCACTTATGAATATAATAAACAAGGGTGGTTTTCCGTTGTTAGGTTTGGATTTATGGGAACATGCTTATTATTTAAAATACCAAAACAAAAGAGACGAATATATTGAGAATTTTTGGGAAGTAATCAATTGGGAATTTGTTAACGAATTATACAAATCAAAAACTGAAAAAAAATTGAACGAGTCAACTTCACAAAAAAAACTTTTATACGAAAACGTATCTGATTATTCAGATATTTTTAGTAACAACAAAAATGTCCTTTGGACTTATAGAAGATGTATTGATAATACTTTGAAGAGAGTTTTGTCTGATAAATGGAATGAAAACAATCAACACTCTGAAGGTTCATCTTCAGGTATCTACGACTTGGAACAACCAGGTCGTTCAGTAATCAATAAATTAAACACAAATTATATTGGATTTAAAATTTTAGTTGATGATTTAAATGTCGTGCTCACAAAAATAAATAAACCCACATTAAATTTTATTGGGGTAACACCTTCACAACAAGTAGAAGAAATAAATAAATTTTGTTCTTATTTGGAGTTTTTTGGTGAAAGAATTTTTAAAGGGTCTAAAACTCTTGATAAGATTATGAAACTTTTAAATAGAACACATGACAAAGGTGGTCAACTTGAGGAGTATGTCGCAAAAAAAATCAATCAAGAATTTGGTGAGGGAACTGCTACTGTAGTAGGTAGTCTAGGTTCAAAAGAAGATTTTGCGGGTACTGATTTAACAGTAAATTTTGATAACAAAATACAAAACGCCCAAATAAAACCAATTTTAAGTATGGAAGTAATTGACGGTTTCTATAATATTAAAATTAAAGGGTTTGTTAAAAAATTTAATACCGACTTATTAATTTTCTCAAATATTAACAAAGAAGTTTATATTTTTAAAAACAAAACTGTTGCTTTTAGTTCAAGTATGTTTAAAATCCCAACACAAGATTTAATTTATACTGTGAATTGATATTTATATAAAAATATCACTTCATGAATTCAATAATCACAGAACCTTACAGAAGTCAACTATATACAAAAGTTAGACACGTACTCGGAGCACCAATTCGTTCAATTGAATTAGAAGATGAACAAATGGACTCAATCTTAGAATTTTCTATCGGGGATTATTCCCAATATGTTCAAGATTGGTTAATTGAGTCACAATGGACTTCATTATATAATTTAAATTTAGATACACAATCATTATCAAGAGCATTTGTAACTAAGAGTTTAGATTACGAAAACAGATACGCACAAGCGTACTCTAAAATAGTTGGATTACAATCATCCCCACTTGGTGATTGGGAACTTAAAAAAGATTACATCACATTAGTTCCAAACCAACAAATTTATGAAATTCCCGCAGGTCGTGAAATCAATGAATTATTATGGTTTACACCGGCAACTCTAAACAATGTTTTATTTGACCCATGGAGTTTTGGGGCCTTAGGTGGTACAGGCATTGGTGGACCTGGTGGTTTTGCTCAAATGGGTGGCTCGGGTTCATACTTTATGACATCCGCATTTGATATGTTATTAAGGATGCAAGAGATTAATATCCAAAGAAGAATTATTGGTGGTGATTTAACTTATAGAATAACAGGATTACCTAATGGTAAAAAGGCAATTCATTTAATGCAAACACCTGGTGGTAAATTTGACTTTGGTAGTTCATCATTAAACCATCACCAAGTATGGTATTGGTATTACGATGTTGGACCTCAGGATAGAGATGCTTGTTTAGCTGCAAATCCTGATATTATTAAACTTCCTTCAGATGTTCCGATGAATTCAATTGGTTGGGTTGACTTAAATGACCCCGCACAACAGTGGGTTAGAAGATATTTTGTCGCAAGTTGTAAAGAAACATTATCAAAAGTTAGAGGAAAATATTCGGGTAACTTAAAGACACCTGACTCTGAATTAACAATGGATTACGCAACTTTAGCAACTGAGGGTAAAGATGAAAAAACAAAATTGATTGAGGAATTAATTGGTGCCGACGGTAGATTGACAAGATTAAGACCTGAAAAAATAATGGAACGTGAGGCATTAATTGCTGAAAATCTTAACAAACAAATGAAGTTCAGAGCGTTCCCAAGAAATATGTATGTAATATAATTTTATGAGTATACAAAAATCAATTCCGATGAGACGTGTTATTGGGAACCAAGTTTTAACAACATCTGAAGTATGTATGGTTTCAGACGAAAGTTATACAACAGAAGGTGAATCAGTGGTTATTACAAAAGAATTAGAATTAATTGAGGTTATTTTAAATCATAACAATACTGACCACGTAATTGTTAAAGCACTTACAAATACAAAAATCAAACCCATTGAAGGTTTGATTGATGAAGAGTATAGTGAAATTAATATTGAAAAAGGCGCTTGTGTTGAACTATATTATGCATTTGGTTCATGGTTTGTAGTTTCCTCAGACGGATTAAAACAATCATAAAAAAAAGGAATATGTATTTTTAACATATTCCTTTTTTCATTATACCATCTCTTCCCACCCTTCTTCTGCAAGTTCGTAAATGTATTCAGGGTCAATTCCTCGTTTACCCCAATATACCATTTCTTGGTCTGTAATAGTTAACAAATCTTCAATACTATCTTGGTCACCAGATTCAAAAGGAATACCATTTGTTAATTTACATTGTTCTTTGGTAAATAAACCTCTGTCTTTAGGGTCAGTAACAATTAAATTATTTCTAATTTCTTCATTAAACACAATCAATAATGGTTCAATACGTTTGTTGAAAGTAGCAACTGCTCTTGCAATGTTATATTCACCTGTCATAGTAGGGTTATTCTCTAAATCTGAGGGGTCAATACGATAACAATTAAGTTGAACGTGTGAACCTAACACAGGTTCTTTACCATGAAATAAACTATACTGGTCTTTTTCTTGTTTAGACATTTTTTCATTTACCTTTTGGACATCCCCGTGTGAGGCTTTAAGACCGTTATTAACATAAAATATCACATCACCCAAACTTACAGCAATACCATCACGAATTGCTAGTTCCATATGGGCTTGTCTTGACATCATATGACCAGCCTTCGTTTTTTCGTTTGAACGTTTATTATAATCGTCAATGGATAGTTTTACTTTTGCTCTTTGAGCAATCTTCATTAAAGGAATTTGTTGGTTAAAGATTACTTCCAAGTATTCATAGTACCACTCAACAAAATCTTGTCCGTTACCTTCTAATAACATTTTAATTCCTTTATCTAAGAAGTCCTCAATATAGAGTGGTAGTTTCTTACTCTTGATTGAGTTACCTGTAAGTTTAATCTTACCATTATGTTCCATTGTTGCGTAGTTTTTACGAGCAATATTCATACAGGATTTCCAAGTCCCATCACAGTCTAACCCCATCGCCCCTTTCATAAACATATCATTAAACTCGGCAACATCAGCGTCATATCCTTTATATTCTTTACCCTCTTTAACCAACCAGTTCTTTCCCTTACCGATATATCTTCTATCATCTACACCACCTTCAGGTAATGAGAAGTTCATACCATCCGTATCACACACTAACGCAACATATCCTCTCTTCATAAAGAAACGTAACATCTGACGAAGGTATTGTCGTCCTGTACAGGTAATCTGTTCACCCATATACATGTCACCCCAGTGAAATACTTGTGGAGCCGATAGAGCTCCAAACATGGAGTTAATAAAAATCTTAATTGGTAATTGTTTTCTGTCAAATGATGTTGCTTGCTTTTTATCAATATCCTGATATTCTTTTGCCAAGTTTTTATATTTGATACGAGTATTACGGAAGTAATTTAACATACCCTTCATCGCCCCTGTAATATCACAAGTTGGGAATACATCGTGTTCAAGTTGAATTGAAGGATAAAGTGACGAGAAGTCAAGTTTCAATACATCAGTTGAAAATCCTACTTTAAGTAATCGTGATAAGCCTCCTACAAACTCTGTCTTTTCATTCTTTTTAGGAATTGCCAACATGTTCTTATATGACCATGCTCTCATTTGAATTTCCCATAATGTTGCGGTTCCCATTGTTGAAACTCTTTCGTATGTTGTGGGGACTAAAGACGCAAGTAAAAATGAACCTTGGTTAAATTCTTCGTCAACTGTTAAAGTTTCTTCTAAGTCATCGTCGAGGTATCGTTCAACCAAATTATCACCTGTTGTCTTAATGTAGATACTTGAATGTTTGGAACAAGCGTCATCAATCTTTGGGTCAACGCCCACTTTCTTATATTTTCCGTTTTGTATGTTTAACCAAAACTCCTCTTTCTTTGAGTAGAACGGACCAATGTCTGTGTGGTCAATATAAACACGGTCAGGAGCTTCTGCCTTGATGTATTGGGTGATATACTTCAAACCTGCTGATTTGATGGATGAATTGATTGCCTGAGCCCTTCTAACGGCATGTAATGTATCAATAACATTATAACCCCACATGGATGTTTGATTAAATCTCTCAACCTCGTTTGCTAACTTCAACATACTTTCAGACTGTTTGATTGGGTTGATTGGATTTAATGTCTTGGCAATTTTCTTAATATCTAATTTTAACGCTTTAGCTCGTTCAAAAATCCATAACCAGTCAAAGTTAAATCCGTTATAAGATGCAATGATACTTGGTTTAAGTTCATCTATGGTATTAAAAAATTTAATAATACCTTCCCTTTCTTGGTCTTCATCTGAACACTCAATTACCTCACTAAAACCTTTATTGGTTTTCATCCCTATCATGAATATACGACCATCTTTTGGTTCTAATGCGGTTGTCTCTAAGTCAAACACAAATCTTGTGATACTGTTGTAATCATCAAATCCTTTAAATAATCTTTTCTCTTTGGTAACCAAAAACTGTTCAACAGGTGGTAATATCAGTACCAATCCTTTAGTTGTTTCACCCCATGGGTCAACACCACCATCTCTAAAAAACTGAATGAGTGAACGATATCCGTTTAATGATTTAACCATAAAGGTTAAACCTTTTTCTAATCGTTCATTACCATCAGTTCTTAATTTCTCAATGACAATTTTATGTTTTGTCATAGCCTCTTTCTGTAACGCTTTTGAGGATTTATAGAAGTTTAATCCACGTAAGTCGCCTACCCAAGCAAATGGGATGAAGGTATCTTTTTTAATTTGTTTTCCGTGAATTGGGTGTTCAATAATTTTCCAAACACAATCTTTGACGTAATCGTATTCGACACTGACGATATATTTTTCGTCATCATTTCCCTGAAGGAAATTTTCAATTTCTTCGTTTGATATCATAAAATTTAAAATGGTGTATTTGCTTCCGAAATTAAGGTCGGAATTTACCTTATGTGGTAAGATTAACCAATCAAATATTATAAGTCAAATTAAATTTAAGGTTGTTTCTGAATTTGTATTTTGTTTTCAGCGGTAAATGTTCTTGCTGAGAAAGAGTACTCACTTTCACCTGCGTAGTCTATAGTTTGACTCACACCATTACAATCCACATAATTTAAAGTTAAGTCAGGTGGTAATGTTTGACAATAAGTTGTTGCTTGGAAATTATAACAATTTGTAGATGTATAAGTTCCTAAGTCAATTAAATCAAATCCATCAGGTGATGCTGGTCCTGATATCCATCTTGGTGGGTAACTTGCATAAGATATAACTGTCATATAACCAATATCTGTGAGTGAACCTAAAGTTTGACTTACATAATTACCATTAATATTTCTATATTGAACTACCATACTTGATACTGAACAGTCACCATTTTTTTCATTACCAATAACATACATATTTAAAGGTTCTGCCGGTGATGGTGATGGAGTTAAACTAGTTGTAGGAGTTACCGTTGGTGTTTTAGTAACCGTTGGTGTATTAGTTGGGGTTGATGTTATTGTTGGTGTTTGCGTTACAGTTGCGGTGTTGGTTGGAGTCTGTGTTACAGTTGCGGTGTTGGTTGGAGTCTGTGTTACAGTTGCGGTGTTGGTTGGAGTCTGTGTTACAGTTGCGGTGTTAGTTGGAGTTTGAGTATTAGTTGGTGTAATAGTTGGTGTTGGAGACATTGTTGGTGTTGGAGACGCATAAATAGTTGGAGTAATTGATGGTGTTGGTGTGATAGTTGGGGTAATTGTTGGTGTTGGTGTAACAGTAGGTGTCGGTGTTGGTGTTGGTCTACTTGGGTCAAAACAAGTTAAAATAACTGTTTGGTCATCCTCAATTAAATGTAAATAAAAGTTATTATAACAACAATTTGGTATTGTTATGTTATTTACTGTAAATGGAAATGTCTGACCTGACACAATCAAATATCTTGGATTTGATTCTGAAACTTCATAATATAAGTTAAATGTTCTATCATCAAAAGTGGTTGAACTTACGGTAAGATTATTACCCGACACTAGTAAACAAATATCATTAATTAAACTGTCTGTACAGTCAGGACATCCATAGTCAAAAAGTA